ATGCTTCTTATCAGCAAAGTATAGAGTTTCGCGAAGCGTTTCAAGTATTAGATCAAGAAACACAAGAAGCGATATTGTACTGGGAAAAGAACGATCCAGACTTTGCTGAAGAATTTAATATGTGGTGGGGAGAAGAATAATGTCATTTAGTTGGGATAGAATTTATAAATGGGAAGAAAATTACGAACGTGATATTACAGATGATGTTCGCACACAGATTTGCGATCACTATGGTGTAGAAGAAATCACAGAACTTACTGAAGAACAAATTAACGAAGTCCAAGCATTTCGAAATGAACTAAATGAATACTCAGTAATGCAATGGGGTTTTAGTAATATCTATTCAGAATGGGAAATGGAAAACGCATAATGAAATTAAGATATTCAGAAGCATTTTATAGCGTACAAGGTGAAGGCAAGTTTGTAGGAGTACCTAGTGTATTTCTACGTACCTTTGGTTGTAACTTTCGTTGTATGAATTTTGGTGTAAATACAGATAAAGATAGATGGCAACAGCACAAAGAAGGTAACCGTTACAATGCAGAAGTAAAAGCATTGATCGATGCTGGTGTGCATAAGACTACAGAAAAGTTTGAAGACTTGCCTATTATTCACACAGGCTGTGACACATATGCAAGCATCTATCCAGAGTTTAAAGACTTCAACAAACTAGCAGAAGTTGATGAAGTTGTTGATCATTTAATTAGTTTATTACCAGAAGGTAAATGGACTATGGATAACGGACAAGATATTCATCTTATTCTTACCGGCGGTGAGCCACTACTTGCTTGGCAACGGTTGTATGTTGAGCTATTTGAACATCCTAAAATGAGGGACTTAAAAAATGTCACAATTGAAACTAACACTACACAACCTTTACACGATGACTTCTTCGATTATCTCAACGATAATGACAGAATTCAAGTTACATTTAGTTGCTCACCAAAGCTCTCCGTTTCAGGGGAATCTTGGAGTGATGCTATTAAGCCTAACGTTGCTCATGAGTATTCCCTTGTTGATGGTAGCGATATGTACTTTAAGTTTGTTGTTGCTACTATGGACGACTTTGAAGAAGTTGGTCGTGCTGTTCAAGAATATCGTGATGCAGGCATCGAGTGTCCAGTATATCTTATGCCGCTTGGCGGACGTTCGGAAGAGTATAATCTCAATGTTAAAGAGGTCGCCGAAGCATGTATGGAGCGAGGTTGGCGCTTCACACCAAGACTCCACATATCACTATTCGGAAATGCATGGGGGACCTAAGACTGTGGAAAAAGCAAAGAAGCACGAACAAGCATTTGAAGCACCAGTATTTGAAAAAGGCTATCCATCATACGAAGCTGTCAATCGTAAAGAGCCAGAGTATGATCCAGAATTAGAAAAAAGAGCAAGGGAGGCAGGACTATGAGTATGTGGGATAAACTAAAGCAAGGCTTAGGAGTTACGCCTAAAATTATTGCTGACGAGAAGGAACCTACTACAGAAGAACAGCGTAGAGCAGTTCTTGACAAGGAAAAAGAAGAAGCAACTAAAAAAGGAGAGCCTTGGGTTGCTGTACTTGATACACAAGTTAATCCAGACAATATTCGAAACGGTTTCTTTGAACTAGACTGGAACAATGAGTTTATTGAACAACTTCTTGATGCCGGTTATTCTGGTGAAACAAATGAACAAATTGTCGATGCTTGGTTTAGAACCATTGTTATTCAGATGTTAGAAGATGAAGGTATGGAAACTGATAGAGAAATGGGTTACATTAATGTTGTTCCTATGGACAAAGGAAGAAGTTCAGTATCGTGATAATTAATTTAAAAGATCCTAGCAAAGGCCATTTTTATGTTAGTCTAGTTAAAAGTGCATTGCGTATTGCCGCTGGTGCTTTTTTGGTAACAGGAAACTTGACTTTTGCAGGAATATTGTTTATACTAGCAGAAGTATTAGGAATAGTAGAGGAGTTAGTATGAGCACGTATATATTGGTAGATACTGCAAATACTTTTTTTAGAGCACGACACGTAGTACGTGGTGATCTTGATACGAAGGTAGGAATGGCACTTCATATTACACTTAACAGTGTTAAGAAGGCTTGGACGGACTTTAATGCAGATCATGTTGTGTTCTGCTTAGAAGGTCGCAGTTGGCGTAAAGATTATTACGAGCCATATAAACGTAACAGACAAGAAACTCGTGATGCAATGACTCCTGCACAGCAAGAAGAAGATACTGTGTTTTGGGAGATCTTTGACGAGTTTAAAGACTTTATTGGTACAAAGACTAACTGTACAATGATGCGTCATCCGCAACTTGAAGCAGATGATTTGATTGCAGGTTGGGTACAGAATCATCCTAATGACGATCATGTTATTATTAGTACAGATGGCGACTTTGCACAACTAATTGCACCTAACGTAAAGCAGTACAATGGCGTTAGCAATACTACAATCACACACGAAGGCTACTTTGACGACAAAGGCAAAGAAGTTATAGACAAGAAAACTAAACTGCCTAAGGAAGCACCTAATCCTGAATGGCTATTATTTGAAAAATGTATGCGAGGTGATACAAGTGACAATGTTTTCTCCGCTTATCCAGGCGTTCGAAAGAAAGGTACAAAGAATAAAGTTGGCTTACTTGAAGCATTTGATGATAAGTCCGCGAAAGGTTATAATTGGAATAACCTTATGTTACAGCGTTGGGTTGATCATAACGGTGTTGAGCACCGTGTTTTGGACGACTACAATCGCAATGTAACATTATGCGATTTATCTGCACAACCCGACGATGTAAAAGAGATAATTAATAACACTATTGCAGAAGTAGAACCTAAGGACATATCACAAGTAGGTATGCGTCTTATGAAGTTCTGTGCTAAATGGGATATGCAACGTATTGCAGATCAGGCAGCACAATATGCAGTTCCACTACAAGCGAGGTATCCTAAGTGAAAGTTAAAGCAAAAGAGATTTTAAAAAACAAGTTTTGGATTGTCGAGGGCGATGGTATTAATATTGGAACACTATCAATGAATGATGATCGTTTTTTGTTTAGTAGTTCAACTGGTACAAGATTTTTTGATAATGAAAAGCAATTAAAAAGAAATTTTGGTTCAGATTTAACATGGCAAAATTTAGAAATTACCGAAATTAGAGAAACACAAAAAGAAGTTCATAGTTTTCCTACAAGTTGTGTTCCTTTTAATTCTATGTATGACGTAAAAAGAAAGTTGCCTTTATTTACTAAAAGTGATAAATCAAAAAGTTTGTATTGTGCAGGATACTATGTTATTAAGTTTGACAAAGGTTGGGTCAAATCTTTCTGTCCAAAATTAATTACAGTTGAACGCTACGAAACTAGAGGCCCTTTCAAAACTGAGTTAGAAATGCGTCAGGAATTATCAAATGTCAATTCAATCTGATCCTTTAAATACTGCTCCTATTCAACAGTTTATTAACACTGTAAAAGGAGCAGATGCTAGTAGAGCAAAAGAAGTCAAACTTGACATTCAAACTGCAAAACGTTTAGCATTTACACTAGGCGAAGTAATGACTAGACTTGAAGGTAATTTAGAAGAATTGATTGCAAAACAAAACTCAGGCGAAGATGAAGTTATTCAAGTTCAAATAGGATCTACAAAGTCAGGTTGGTAGTTATATGGTCATATAACTTAAATTTGAGATAAATATATGCGTATATAATTTAAAGGAAAACGCATATGAGTAGGCCTAAACCGACCGTATTGTTAGAACATGTAGATAAAAAAACTTATAAATCCGAACAGGTCTTACAAGCAGAAGCCATTTGGGCAGTATTTTATCACGATGCCCCATTTAATTTGAAATCTGCAAATATGCTTACCAACTATCCCGGACCTAAGTATAAAAAGGTTTCTTTTTCAAATCCAGGACATGCACATAATCTAGCAAAGAAGCTAAATGATATGTTTAACTGTGAAGATTTTACAGTTGTTAAACTAACATCTGGCGAAAAAATACTTGAATGAACTGGAAAGAAACATATACAAAGGTCTTTCTAAAGCAAGCCGACAAAGCCATCAACGAGGCAACTATAAAAGAATTCTTGCCTATATGGTGGCAAAATACACGATCAAAAAACGAAGGCGGCTTGCGTCTAACTGACGAAGGTTTTAGGTTTGTAGTAGAAGAAATAAAACTACAAACCTATGACGTTCCTTATCCTCCAAATTTTGAATTTACTACCCAAGTAATAATATTTTTAGATAAATTTATAGATTGCCCATATTACTTAGGTAAAAAAGCTCTTATAGTAACTGACGAAAAGAAAGCATTAGAGCTGCATCTTTTTTCAGGAGACATCCGTAAATACGGATTAGTTAAAGCATTAAAGCGACAAAAAGATTAACTTTTTGGCAAAAAACTTCTTGACTTTTATTCTACAGGTGCTATACTATATACATAGTTAGAAATAACGCAATGGCACTTAAAAAGAGGAATACATCATGGAATCACAAGTACTTCGTACAGTAAGCCCTAACAAGGCAAAGTTAAGCATTAAACGTGCTTTTAAGAAACAACGCCCATTGTTCTTATGGGGACCTCCAGGTATTGGTAAGTCAGATATCATTCACCAAATTGGTAATGAAATGGAGGCTCATGTAATTGACATCCGTTTGTCATTATGGGAGCCAACCGATATTAAAGGTATTCCATATTATGCCGCTAACGATAACAAAATGGTTTGGGCGGCGCCAGCAGAACTGCCAGATGCAGAAATGGCAGCAGAACATAAATGGATTATTTTGTTCTTAGACGAGATGAACTCGGCAGCGCCTGCGGTACAAGCGGCAGCATACCAGTTGATTCTTAAC